CTAGGAGCTAACGTCGCTATTCTTAGAGATAGCTCGGGTGGGGAAAGCAAACCGATAACGCTCAAACAATTCAGGGGAAAGATCGAAGCGGAAGATACTGGTCAGCTAGATCTGTTCGACTGGGGTGGCTGCGGCTGCATGATAGATGACGAGTAACCACTAAACGTGGTAAAATAAAGGAAGACCATGACAAGGAGAAACAAATGGATGTCAAGGTTGAATCCATACCGGCACGAATACTAGGCGGACCAACGATCAAAGGCTACGCAGTCATATGCGATAGCCAGATCCGTGAATGGTACCGCACACGTACAGAAGCTGAAAGACTTGCCGACATAATCAAACAGGATTCACAAAACCCAGAAGATTACTAATGTTCACCGACGATCTCGGCCACATCCGGTGGGAGAAAGCCGACTTCAAGAAGCACGGAACAATAGCTAAATACCTTGTCGGCGAATGTCGTTGCCGTAAATGCAAAAAACGTATACTCGAACCAGATATGGAACGTACTTTGCCAGCTAGGTATAACGGCTATTAAACCACTTCGGGTCTGTCGTTGTGTTGAGCCAACCGCTCTCGACAATACGCTTTACAGCGGCTGCATTGGTATTGTTGGTAGGCCAGTGTGCGTGTCCACCTGACACCACGCTTATGCAACCTGTTGCCGCCACACGTTGGACAAGCGAACGTGGTTTGGTCGATGACGTTTCTGTTCGGGTGGTTTGTAGCCCAAGGACGCAATCGTTCATAGACATCAACAAGTAAATCGACATCTTGTTTAGCGTATTTTTTCATGGTCGCCCATGCTTTGGCTTCACCCCTCATACATCCTGCCCACGTTTGGAATCCTCCTGTTGTTTCTTTGCCACCTAATCCGAGATGTTCTCCGAGGTGTCCAAGTCTATTGCTATTAAATTTGAAATAACGGCGAGCTATTTTCAACGTATCGACAGAACCGAAATGACTTGGTGGCCCAAGTTCGTGGTAAACAAACCTTGCATTAGCTTTCTTGATATCGAATGCGTCTGAGTTGTGACCGATCACAATGTCTGCTTCGTCGATCAGTTCCCATAGTTTCTTAACTACTTCTAAATCGTTTTCAGAATCTTCGTTGTAAAGATCAAAGTCGTTTAGCGAAACGACATGGGTTTTCTTTTGGTCTTCCCACTTATATGAGAAACATAGAATATACCATTCTCGTTTGTGGTCGATGACATCTTGTTGCCATTGGCCCCACACGTATGCCAAGTTAGGTGCAGTTTCTATGTCAAAGAAAAGAACTTTAGCCATATCCCCTCTAGCTTGGAACTGTTAAGAGCCTGACTAAGAGAGTACCTTCCCACCAGCTTCCATCATCGGATAGGCGTTCGGGTTGCATCTCTAACCGTTCAACTGTTACGTTCTCTGATCTGTCCCCTTCTTTATAATTAACAGCACCGCCGCTTTCCATTAGTGTTCTTAAACTTGTGAAGGTATCACCTGCCGCTAATGTTTGAGGGGCTCCCGAGTTGCGTGCAGTTAACACGTTACGTCTAAGAACGATAGGTAGAATGACTTCATCAATTCTGCGTGGCGTAGCTACTGCTGTTAGCTGCCAGTCGTGGCAGATAGGGGAAGCTGTAGTAGGAGAAGCTGATCGTTCTAACTCTACCGTTAGGTCATAAGAAATAGCGGTCGCTTCATCGCTAGGAAACACGAATGTTTCTGGGTTACCAGTAGTCAAAGTGCCAGATGAACTAGGAATATATGCTGCCGTGTTCTGTCTGTTGACTGCTTTTAAACGTATCTTGCCGACTGGTGTGCTGGTTTCATTGCCTAATGTATAGGTGTTGTCGTCTTGTGCGTAGTCTGTTCCTGATTGTGGGTACACCATTTTTATGCGTTCGAATTGTGAACGGTCGAGGTCTATCACTCCAGATCTCAGAAGCTTCGGGACTACTGTTGACCAAGTGATTTCGCCTACTATCAGAGAACCAGTAGCTAGCTTCACGTCGGTGTAGCTTTCGCGAAACAATCCTCCTGCTCCACTAGCTTTATTTACTGCGAGGAACAGCTTGGGGGATCCATCGTTATTTAATCTACATAAAGAAACTACGTTGTCTCCGGCTGCGATAGAGCCTGTCATGTAAAGATCGGCTGCGTATGCAGGCACCAGTGTGTCTGTAAATCTGGCTAGGTTCGCTCGGAATACTTGTGCGTTGTTGCCTCCCCACCACATAAACTCTTGGTCAGCTTCTAAACAGAACGCTTCGCCACCTGTGTCGATGGCTGGGCCTATGACAACACCAGAAGAATCTTGCTCGATGAGCCCGACTCGGAATCCTTTACTAGTGGCTATCCCTATTAGCCCTGCGTAAGCAACGATTTCGTTTATGTATTCGTTACGAGGGAGGGAAGCTGCGATTGTGGGAGCAGACAAAGTTCCGTCAGTTGCGTTGACTCCTATGTAATACAAAGATCCGGTGTTGTCTGTGTTGGCGGCAGCGTAGATACCGTTAGCTGCGGCGCTGGCAGACACCCATGTGCTAGAAGACAAAGGCAACGAATAGTCGAGGGAGGAACTGGCTTTAGCTCCAGAGGAATCCAGTTCGTAAATAGAATTAGAATCGGCAGCGATCATACGCCCGGCTGCGACATGCAAAAGATCAGGGGTTAGGCTGCCGTATCCCAAGTCTGAACTTAACCCAAGGGCGTATTTTTGTGGGACGTTTGTGGTGTCACGACCCACGTAGACTGATGCGCCATCGCTTGTCAGACTTGTGACGTTGCTTGTGGTGCTGATAGTTGTCCACGCTGTTCCACCGTTGGTGCTGAAAAACAAGCTGGAGTCCGATGCCATGTAAATGTATTCGGTGCCGTCGCTAGCTTTCGTAAACCGTTTGATGATTAGATCTTCTGTGCCTAAGGTCAGGCTTGACGCTGCGTCTTCAGTTTCGGGCAGCAAAGTAATCTGGCCCTTAGTCCACACATCAATACCTGTTGACGAGAAGAAACGTCTACGATCAGAGTCTTCATAGTCGAGGTAAAGTTGTCCTGCACCATAAGACCAGTCAGTTTGTGAGCGTACCCACGCACCAGTCGTATCAAGAGTGTTCTCTCCGGGTTCCCTACTGTTGTCACGTTGCTGACGCGAAACAGGAATCGTTGTACGTCGATACTCACGTGTGTCTAATAAATAAGACACACCGTTAAGTTCGATAGGTAACGATTCGGAATTAAAACTCACGACCAGTACCGGCCCCAGTTACCATGAGGTGTATTAGTTGAATTGTCTTTCAAGTGTTGAGGGTACTTGGCTGCTAGCCGTGCTGCTTCCGCTGATACTCTTGCGAATCTTCTTCCCATTAGATCTTTGAACGAAGCAGCGATAGCTCCGGGCGGTACTTCTTCTCCCATTCGAGACGTGCCTTGTGCATCTAAGAACTCTCTCCGTATGGGGCGAGTTGTCATCAACGCCATTGCTGCTCCCAAAGGCGGCAAATCATATGCGGTCGTAGGCAAACCCGTTGAAACTCTAGTCGAACTGCTATTAGTAATAGACGTAAATGGGGATTTGTAGCTGACGTTTAATTTCTTTCCCGGCCACGCAGTCCCATAAAGAACAAGTGCTAAACCACTAGCGAAGGTATCTGTATCACGGTTACGTTTAAGTTCCCATGCTCTCACGTCGGGTTCACGTGCTTCGACACCGACTTGGGCATACGTCACTGAATAGATGGACTGGACTTCTTCATCCGTTAGTCCTGTCATGTTGTATCCGTCGATAGCTGCATTGTAAGTAATGCTTTGCAAACTTTTCATTTGGAATAAACCAGAGTCAGGTGCTGACAGATCTGCCAAGTCGTCGTTGATGGCGTCGATGATCCTGTGTGTGGGAAATTTAGGTGATGTCCTCACTAAAGAATCGACTGCGTGACCCGTCGAAGAAGCCGTTGAGCCCCCATACCCACGGATAACAGAGACTTCGGTACCCGTTACAGCGGTAACGTACATAAGTTCTTCGTTGATTTCTATTATTACGCCTTTGACAATGCCGCTGCTTGAAGCGTTCTGCACATGCACAGTTGTGCCAGTAGCATCAGTCAACGCTGGGGCTATGACTAAGTTAAGTTCTTCAACATAGCCTGATAAAAGCATGTCCCTTGTCTGGTCAATCCATATTTGTGCAGGCATTATGTGCTCCCAAGAACGTCGTTAAGGGCACGTTCTTTGCGTTTCTTTTCTGACTTCGGCCCTTGAAGAAGCGTCCCGGCTTTAATTTCGTGAGAGGTTGCGGCTTCTCGTTCCATTTTGGCAGCGCCGTCAATGTTCTTGGGCTGAATACCTTCAGATCGGAGGCGTTTGTAGGCTGCCATATCTCTTTCTTTGTCTCTTTCTTTAGCTTTAGATCCAGACCAATCAATCGCCTTGCCATCGTGCATACCTCTCGTTGGTGTAGCTGACGCAGCAATGTGTACTTCACCGAAGTATTTGCGAATTACTCCTTTACAGGCATCACAAACTCCATCGTAGGTTTCGTCAAACCCATGACGGATCTCATGGGTCAACCCACAATCAAGACATCGGTAACAATAAATTGGCACTATTCTGGTCCTACTCTAAATGAGTAACCGGCTCCTACGAGTACGGTTTCTTCTGATTGTGTTAAGTCACGGGGGCTTTCATGTCCACCATAAATCCAGCGAGTAACTGTTGCCCAGTCTGCTGGTAAATATGTTTGTACAGTCGAGCCATTAACTATAAATACATTACTGCCTTGTGCGCCGGGTGCGAAGTGACGCATAAGAGCGCGGGCTGCAGGTGTCGAAGCTTCTGGAACTCCTATACGTGGAAGTGTATTAGCCGTTGGCATAACGAGCAGCCGATAAACTTCTTTAGCTCCCATTGTGCTAGTCGCTGCAATGGTATCTACAACTGCTGTGTAATTACCGCTCGGTGTTTCCGATGGCATCGTTGCGGTAGCTGCGATGACTCCCGGTGTCGCATCGACAGTGATGTAGAGCGAGTGGCCGGGGAACGTCGCCGCAGCCGCCACCGTAGCCGGTGTAACGACCGCTGAGATGGTGGGTGTGGGGAGAGTAGCTGGAGCAGTGATGCCGCCGTGTACGCTGATTGAGTTGGCAGTAACTGAAGGTACAATTACTACCGGACAGGCGACTGTAGACGGAGTAACCGTCGCCGGGACCGATACGCCTGCCGAGAACGTCGTCGTAACACCGATTGTGGCTGGCGTCGCAATAACCGCAACAGTAAAACCAGTATCAACAGGCTGGGAATAGCCAACACCCGACTGGCTGTAATCCACCAAGATACGGTTGTCTGGTACCGAGGTGTCACGTTCGTTGTAATCGAACCCGGTCTTGTTGTAGTCATAACCGCTTGAATAGCCTACGCCACCCGGACGTTTCGGTGTATAAACATAAGCAAAAACGGGCGACAGATCCGCCGAACACGCAATCGTGCTGACGGATACAGTCGCATCACGTTTCTGATAAGGAAAGCCGGACTCCGCATAAGCGATTCCGCTTTCGTTGTAATCGTAGCTGCCCGGATATTTCGGGGCGTAGTCGAACCCCGGCTCTTGATACTCAATCTCATCTTTGTTGTACGGATTGACGGCAGGGAGCGGCACCGAACAGCCTCATCTTTCTAGCTAGTAACCGATGCTGTTTCTGGATCTCCCACTTTTCTGGCAGCAACAGCCTTAGCAATAGCGATAAGCGCCGCAACTCCGGCGATCTTCAAGGAATCACCCCAGTCAGGTCCGGGTACAGCCATAGCTGCGGCCCATGCCTGAGCAAAGGTAGAGATTCCACGTTCCAAACTGTCTTTAATAAAACGCTGGTTGAACAACTTCTTGTCTCCGTATCTGCATAGCCGCCCAAGTCTTTGGACCAACTACGCCATCTGCAACGAGCCCTTTAGCTCGCTGCCATTGTTTTACTTTGGCGAGTGTACCACGCCCGTATATTCCGTCGGCTAAAGCTCCTACTACTCGTTGAACATGAACAACTGCTTGGCTGCGTGAGCCTTTGCGTAGTGTTCCGGGGAATGGAACAAGTCCGTCCTCTGGTTCTTTAGGTAAAGTCATTGTTGGGACTGATGTAATCATGCGTCGATGAACCATTAAACGTAGTTCTGGCATAGAAAACGAGGGGTCAACTTTGCGTGAAGTCCATTCTTTGTGGCCTATCACTGCACAGTCGGGGTTCCAGTTGTGTCCGTCGCACAGAAAGGCGCACAAATCTACGAGTGCGTCCATCTGTGCCTCGGGCACATCTTCCCCTAACCCGTCATTAATAATTGAAACACCTATTAAACGAGAGTTGGCGCTGATCTTACCGGCGCTCGAAGCGTTACCCGTAACAGGATTATTCTGTTGCATTCGTGTCAACACTGACTGTAAGCCACGGCCAGCGTGGTTAGCTTTCACATTCTCAGCAGTCAACTTGACAATGGTGCCATCACGTTTTATGAGGTAGTTGTATAGAGGTCCGGGTACCTTGTTCACTCCTCGAACACACATTGCGATCACGTTGTCGGGATCTGCGTTGCGGTTGGAGGCTGTGTGGTGGACGACTATGCCGAATGGTTTGAGTGGCCGACCGGTGTTTACTTTACCGGGTGCGTCTACGATATTCATTCTGACTCGGGTGGCGTTGCTTCTGCCCAATCTTCTATGTCATTATCCCAATATGCCAGACAAGGCGGCGCACCAAACCCTTCTGGGTAGGGCTTATCCGCTGGTGGTTGCCACTCATAGTTTTCATCTAGCACCCATCCCTTATATGGAGATGGAGGGTAAAACAACCCGAGAGGATAACCCTCTGCTTCTGGAACAAACG